TCTTCAATCAATCTATCTGACATTAGTTGTTCTCCTTGATTAGTGTGTAAGAAGCAAATCTTTTGCCAGTTTTTTCATTAATTAGATATTGTGTAATGATTGTTAAGCCACTTTTTCTTAAATCATAAATAATAGCACTCAATCTTGTAGCTCTAAATTTATGTATAGCTTCCCATGATGTTATTGGTAAACCTTTTTTTAGGTGGTTCAAAACCTCGTCTTTTTGGCTCATAATGCACTCCTTTCTATAAGTGTTTTGCCAGTTCTCTTTCATTAACCACCTTTGTTCTTAGGTCGTCTCTGAAAGCTCTAAAGGATTCAAATCTAATTTTAGATTGGTTCCTTTGTTTTAGGGTTCTCTCGTATCTATCAAGGTAATCCCTAAATTTTGTATCAGAATAAATTAAACCATTTAATTCTGTCATATTTTTATAATTGGCTTTTCGTGAATAGTAAATCGTTAATTCTGCAATTATCATTTTTTCCTCTTTTTTCATTAATTCAACTGCAGTATCTAAATCAGCAAATGTTAAGCCTAATTGTTCTTGCTGATGTGAAAGCTTATTAGGGTCAAACTCTATTGAATAAATATCAGACATCTATGCCATATTCCTTATATTTTTTATCTAATCTATCTATTTGCTTTTTAACCATATTTATTGGTGTTTTGCATTTAATCCAAAAATCTATTTTTTCTTGTCTATTGCTTTTAAATCTTGCCATTAATATTTTTTTAAATTTTTCATTTAAAGATTTATCTGAATGTGCCTTGTTGTGGCAATCTCTACAAAGAGGGAATAAATTATCAATTCTATTTAAAAGAT